AAGTAAAAAAAAAAATAACTACCCCCTTCAAACCAATTCTGTAGGGTTAAGGTGGGACGGAGTAGGTTTGAAAGGGGTAATAAAAACTACCCCCTTCAAACCAATTCTGTAAGGGTGGAGTAGTCAAAAAAAGAGGGAGTCCGAAGACTCCCTCTGAAAAGTGGTAGGTTACCCCTACTCTTTTTGTTATCCTTATGTAAGGATGTTCGTAACTTTGAAGATACGATAGTATTGGTTGGTTTTGGCAGTTGCCAGACCGTCCGAAGGCGTTGAACCAACGAATGGGTTCGATGCCATACCGTAACGGGTTTTGAACCCGATGCGTGGTTGGAAGGTGTCTTCACCAACAGCTTTGACCATTTGCAGTGGAACGTATGGGCAGTAGAATACACCACTGTCATATGGGTTCGTGCCTTTATAACCAACGGTGACATAATCGGTGTTGGCATATGGGTCAATGTATACGCGAATACGACCATTCAGGACACCAGCGAAGGTGTTACCTGTATCGTCTACTTGCAGGTTGTTGCTGATTGCTGGGCTGTAGTCCAAAGAACCAGCAGCGGCAAGAGCGGTAGCAACATCTGAAGAACAGATGATTACGTTACCTTTACCACGGCGGGTTTCTTTTGCGATTACATTGGACTCACGGTCGATTTGAACCGTCAGACCTTTGAATTTCTCAGCAGACCAACGACCATCGGCATCTGAACTCAGGTTAAACACACCATTGACGGTGACGTTTGACTGTTGAGCGCCGTTTTTGGCTTGTGAGTTAATCGTTCTGATAACTTCACGGTTGATTTCAGCCAAGATTTCAGTTGACAGAATGTTTGCCAACTCGGTTTCAGCGTCAAGACCGTGGATTGCTTTCAGGTCTTGTGCGAGTTCCAAGCTGTATTCTGCTTTCAGCGCACGGCTTTTGGCAGTTACAGTTTGACGCTCAATGGTGAAACCCATTTCGTTGAACGAAGAACCACCAGTTGAACCCAGTGCTTCTGCGTCCTCAGTTGGCATACCACCAGCAGCGAGGTCTGTCAAGCGAGCGCCGTCAGAATCGATACCGTTGTAACCAGATGCGTTGTCAGAGTCGTGAGTGCCTGAGCTGTCACCTGAGAACTGAGTCTCAGCTTCGTTGAACAGAGCTTCACGGTTGGAGGTTGAACCGCCTTGGTAACGTGATTTCATCGCGAAGATGAGACCAGTTGGGCCATTCATTGGTTGAACGCCACAAACGTCATAAGCAATGAGGTTTGGCATGGCGCGGCGAACCAGTGAAATCAACACTGGGTCGAAGTTGTTTACTGAAGCAGTGTTGTTTGCTGGGGCAGCTTCCGTCAGGAAACCTTGCTCAGCAGCACGGCTTTCGGCGATTGCTTTCTCTTGGTTTTCCAAGATAGCAGCAGTCACCGCACGGCGATGATGGTCTTTAATCTCGCCAGCGGAAGTTTCGTCCAATACTGGAGCCCACTTCTCAATAAGGTTATCGTAAGATACTTGCATTTTCTTTGTCCTTATGATTTAGGTGCTGTTTTACGAATGGCAGCGAGGTAGCTATCCATAGAAGAAGAAAGTTCGACCGTTTGGTCTGCGTCTTCTACAATGGCTTCAACTTCTTCGTCACCAGTTACTTGTTTTGCGAAATACGATTCTTTGACGGTAGCAACTTTTTCAGCGAATTGTTCTTCACTGTCAAAATCGATATCGGCAACGAGTGATTTCAATTTCTCGACTTGAGTGTCTGCGAGGTCACGAGACGATTCACGAATAATCGTTTCACGCTTGTAAACTTCCAGTTCTTCAGTCGTGTCGATAACTTTCTGAGTAGTTTCGTTGAGTTTAGACTCAAGTTCTTCTACTGATTCAGCAAGTTCGTCAACTAGGTCAACTTTGGATTCTGGAACTTCAATGTAAGACTCTGTGAACAGGTCTTTCATTTTTTCCATGAAAGTTTCGGCGATTTCAGTGCGGAGACCGCTCTGAATTGCGACTTTGTTATCTTCCATCCAAGTTTCAACTACATAGTTCAGGTAGCTGTCAACTTTTTCTACAAGGTCAGATTTCGTAGAAGCAATTTCTTCTGCGAGTTCTTCCTTATACTGTGTTTCGATACGGTCAACTTCTTCTGACAGTTTCGACTTCACAGCCGCTTCAAAAATAACGGCGGTTTTGGCTTTGAACTCATCACTGAGTGTAGCTTCAGACTCGACCAATGCTTCGAGTTCAGCAGTAGTATCAACACTGGTTTCAGCGATGACTTCACCATCTTCCATATCTACTGACTCATCTTGTTTCATCATCGCATCATAAGCAGACTTTACTTCGTCTTTCTTTTTCATGTTGAGATGCATGTTCATTGCATTAATCATGCCCGCTTTTGTTTTTGGAGCAGGAGCTTGTTTGGCTTTAGTAGCGTCTGCGGCCTTATCAACAGATGCGATTGCGTCTTCTTCGTCAGTCGCGTTTGCATCTGGTTTTGCTTTGGCAGCAGGAGCGTTAGCCTCTTCGAGAGTTTCGTCCACGATTTCGTCTGTTACTTCATCGTGGAGTTCTTCTTGATTTACTTCAGTCATCAATTTGACTCCTTACATACTAGATTTTAGTAACGAGAGGAAATTCTTAAACTCTCGAACACTTGTCTCATACAAGACAGGCTTCGGAGCGTTCTTAATTTCAGTCTCCATTTGTTCAATTACCTGAGGCTTCAGAACACCGTTATCCCAAATCCAATCAACACCTTCCATGATTCCATTAACAAATGCATCTGGTGCTGATGGGTCTTGCACGATGTCAACCGTGCTAAGAATAAAGTCGTCTTTGACGACCATTGCGCCATTCTGTTGCTCAAGGCTACCCATACCACGAGTTGACACGCCTAGTTGAACACCACCATCAAGGAGACCTTTAACAATCTTACCCATTGGAGTATCCAATATTTGTGCCTTTCCGACCACATCCTTTCCTTCGAAGTGAAGGTCAGTGATGAGGTGAGAAACTTTATCAAGGTTAACAGTCGGGCCTTCAGGGTGATTCAACTCACCTACGGCACGTTTTTTGCTAACCTGTGTATCAACGTATTGTTTTACCGCTTTCTGCATAATGGCATTAGGGTAAACACGTCCGTTGCGATTCTTTTTATCTGTCTGCGCGAAAACACCTTCGATGACGTATTTTTTCTCGCCATCTTCTTTCTTCTCCACAATACACTGGAGAGTTTCGTTTTCAGTAAACTCTGTAATTAACTTCATGTTAATTCCTTTACTACTTTCATCGCAGACTTTTCTGCGTCCTTCTGTGACTTGTAGGCATCCAAACGGTCACCATCAATGTATACGACAAAGGGTAGATTACCCTTTGGTTCTTTCGTAATCATGACAGGGATTCTTTTGACCTTTTTGTTAAAGACCACATCCCCTTTTGGCTTACGCCCAGCAAGTTCTGCCAGAAGTTCCTTATATGTTTTCATAGTATTATTTATACATTCAAACTTCTTCAGAGTCGGTTTCTTCTACAGTTTCTTCCTCTGTTTCCTCGATTTCTTCAATATTTTCTACTTCATCATCGAGTTCTGCGATAATTTCTTCGTCAGTGACATCTTCGAGTTCTTCGTCTGTGATGTCCATATCTTCGATTGCTTCGTCTGCAATATCAGCAATCTCTTCATCATCCAAACCTTCTGGAGTATTAAAGATGTCATTCGCAGTAGCCACACGCTGTGATTCTAAAGCGTCTGCCATCTTGTCTTGAATGATACTTTTGAATGACCCTTCTGCGTTAGTTAGGTCACCAGCAGTGATTTGATTAATTAGTTCTTCAACCGCATTGGTTTCTACGGTCTCAACTTCTTGTTCAAGTGTTTCTGATTCACTCATTTTTAGATTTCCTCATCTTCATCTTCGTCTGTGACAGCATTCTCTGCCTCGACTTGTTGTTTCATTTGTTCGATGTCTTCTTCTGACATCATCATTACGTTTTTCATTACCCATTCACGAGAAAAATATTCACCTACATAGTTCGATACTTGGTCAAGAGTTTGTAGTCTGTTCTGTAACAACTCAGCATTCTTGAGTTCAGTAAAGTGATTATCTCTTTGGAAATCAACCCCGATTCCAGATTTCCATTGCTCCCAGTCTTGTTCAGTGATGATACCCTTCAGAATAAGTTGTTTCTTCAGAATACCTGTGAACAATGTTGAGAAGCGTTTACGAAGACGGTCAATAAATTTCTGAAACTTCACTTCATCGCGTGAGATTTCAGTCGAGCGTCCCAAAGAGAACTGCGCTTCCTGTTCTAGTCGGTTGATAGGCACATTCAATGAACGATACAATCTCTTCTGGAAGTAGAGAATGTCATCAATCTGACCTAAGTTTTCACCGCCAGGCAGTGTGCTGATTTCTGTGCCTCGACCACCTTCACGGCGCGGCAACCAGAAATCTTCCAACATGGACATATGTTTGCGGTCATCTTTGAGTTGACCTGTATTTGAATCGTAGACAATCTTATTGCGATAACGAGACATGATGTCTTTCATATACGCTTCGGATTTGTTACGAGGC